TGATTAAACCTATAGAATTAGTATATAAAAATGTGGATTATAGAATGGCAAATTATTTAAATGTAAATTATGAAGATAATAAATTGGAAGATGAAAACTCTCTTATAATAAAGAAAATAAATAAGAACAAAAATATAATAGAATATGTTAATAAAAACAATAATACGGTAGGTATTGCTAATGAATTAGAATTAGAATCCAATAATAAACCAAATTCTAATATAAGATTTATGTGTGCTCCCCAAAAATTAGTATTATTCTTTTTATTACAATATTATCAAAAAGATGATTACATTTCAAAAGTAAACGCTATTATAAATCCAGAAGATCCTGAAAATATGCTCAAAATGATAGGGAAAGAGTTTGATATAGATTCTACAAAATTAACAAAAGCAGAAATAGAAAATTTAAAAAAAAAATTGGGTTTACGTAATAAATTAGATAGATTATATCGATTAAATCTAGAAAATATTGAAATGTATATAAACGAAGATCAAGAAGAAAGATTAAAAGATAACAAAAATACAGATATTAAAATAAAACCTTATATCATTGCAATTGATTCCGAAGATACAATATCAGAAAGGTTATTTAAAATTATTGCTAAAGAAATGAAATGGACAATTTCTGAATATAATGAACAGGTGTTAAATAGTAGTAATACGAATATAATTTTTTATAAAAAGATGCCCTTTGAAAAAGCAATTATAGAATTTATAAAGACGAGTGATTCGGTTGACTCTTTATTTTATTTACGCGATGAACGTGATTGGAAGGTAAAGGAATTATTTGTAAATTATTATAAAATTAATAAAAAAGCACCCATTATAGTTGAAGTTAATAGAAATGAAAAAACAACCGGTCAATTAAAAAAAACTTTTATACATATGATTGATACAAGTTTATATTATACGAATAAATCTGTTGGAGGCGATACTGGAACTGAAGATGAATCTTTACAAATACAATTGCCCACTTTAGCTATTCGTAATTTATTGTTTTGTAATGTGAATACTGATAAGGATGTTATAATACTATTAACGGCATTATGCATACAGAATTTAAAATATTTACAACAATATATGTTTCCTGGTTGTAAAAATAGTGATAAGCAATTGTATTTAGCAAAAAAAATGAATGATTTAGAAGCAAGTATTTCAAAAATAAGTCTTAAATTAATGACTGGTGAAACTATAAGATATGTATGGGGACAACAATTAAATAAGTTAATTGATAGTCTTGAAGAGGAAGAAAAACAATATATTAAAATTGCTAGAGAATGTGAAGATAGAATTCCTATTAATCCATTTCCAAATTTAGATGAAATTGTCTTCTGTTTTCCAACACAAAAAGTTCATCCCGTATCAAAGGAATATTTTCATAATAATGGTTTATATTCGCGTAATTCAAAATATGAATACGATTTAGATTATTATGCAAAAAAGGTAAAACAATATTATAATAATTTAAGAATATTTAAGGAATAATAAAATTATACAGAAGTCCAAATTCCTACGCGTCCAGTTTGTGGATCTTGTGAAATACATTCATCACGATTTGTTGTATATTTTCCAATACATTTCTTTGACGCTTCATCAAAAAATAGTTTTTCATCATTTTCTTGTACTTTTTTCATTTCATCAAAAGATATAACGTCTTTAGGATTACAATTTGGATTATCTCCTGTTAATAAACAAACCGGTTCTTTACTTAAATTTTTTAAGTATTTACCAAAAGAAGTGCTGACTTCATCACTAGTTTTTATTGCAATGATATCAATATCATGAATAACAAATGACTTATTGTCTTCTAAAAGTGTTACATCTAAAACAAAATTATATACAAAGTATTTGTTATAACGATGTATTATTCCTTCATATAATATACCAACTGTATCTGTTACTTCATCCTTTTCTCTATACATAAATATTGGTTTTAAATCATCAATTTTATAACGTTCTAATATTGCTTGTTTAAAAGGTTTCGTTTTTTCTAATACTTCTTTTTTATTAATTATGTCTAGTATTTTTTCTGATATTGTTGGAACAATACGCATACCTCTCTCAAAATGATTTTGTCTTATTTGATTTAATCTTACTACTATATTTTGTTCTTTTTCAATTTCTTTAATTGCTTCTTTTGGATCCCGTATAGGTAAGTCCATTTCATGATGCATAGGTTCATAGATAAACTCTAAATTATCTAATTTTTTTAGAGACAATTTTTGTTCTTCGGTAAATTCGTTTTTATGCAAGCAATTATAGTATTTGACTTGATCGAATATATATGGATTATCATAATTAGACGTAGGTGTACATGTTTCTTTTGATCTATTATAGTTAAAACTTAAGCGATCGATTAATTTACCTTTTATTCCATATTTTTTTATCAAACTTTGATAATATACTATTTTTTGATTTGGTTTTAATTTAGATTTATCAATCTTTAATCCTTTTGCTAAACTTAATTTCAGAATTAAAAGAAATGTAAGAGGTAATTTTTCTTCTTTAATATTTGTTCTTTTACCATAACTTGTTTCGCGAATTTCATCTTGTTGTCTTTTAAATGAAGAGATTGGAAAAGTTAAAAACTCTTCTTTATTATGTGTTGAATTGCATATATTATAAATTACATATATCCAAAATAGAATGAAAAATATATATAATAAATTGCTATTTATCATAGTTCCTTATAATACACATAGAAAATGCTTATTCATCATCCGGTAAGAAATCGCCTTCTTCTTGTATTCTACGTTGTTCATCTGTTAAAATAGGCGCATCAATATTTGTTTCATATTGTTCATATTCTTCTTGTTCAATTTCCGTAATGGGTGCGTGTTTATTATGTAATAAGTAATTACGCGCTTCACTCAAATCTCTCTTATATGATTCTATACCACATTGAATTAATGCTTGTAAACTCTTTCTAGACTCTTTATCAAGATCTTCATAAAATTTGAGATTCTTATTCTTCTTAGTATCATAATCTTTTGCTAATTCTAATTTCATAATTTGCGTAGTATAAAAATCTAGTTTGTCTAAATGTTTAGTATAATAATCAAGCATATCATAGAAAAGATGTCCGATAAAACTAGTTCTTTCATTTGTTAAAGATGCAATCATTTCTAATGTATTATCTCTTTCTGTATTACCATCTTCTGTTGGGATTGTAGATGGTTCAATTGTTGCTTCTTCGCCAATAAGGTCTAAATTGACTTTTTGTGTGCTTTCTCTATTAATTAAACTGAGAATAAATACAATAGTTATAAATTTACATAATATAAACATTTGTTCGGGTGTAATTTGATCTTTATGAATTTCTTGTTTTTGTAAGTCAAGAATGGTTGGATATGCACTTAGGTCTTCAAATGGTTTTTTAAAGAGAATAACCATATTGAATAATTCAACCATATATTGTAATTCAAAATTAGGATGATCTTTGATAGAATAAGATATTTTTTCATAAGGTTTTAAGAAATCAATGACTTCAAATATCATACTATTATATTGAGAAGGTCCTATACTCTTTTTCATTTGTTCGTTGTAAGAACAGTTAGTTTTAAATAATACATTTGCTGATTGTTTCATTATTAGTTCATGGCGTAGATGTTGAAAAATGTGTGATTTGAAATCTTCAGGTGGAATTCCAGGTGGCGCTGATATTGTTTTTGTAATACACAAAATAGAAGGTATAAATGTAGCAATAAAATTATATAATGAATATTTACCCTTTGTAAATTGTGTTGCCTTTGCAAATTCTTCATTCATAGATAATAAGGATTCTGTATATGTGTTTGTATGTAAAGCTAATTTTGATAATATTGATTCTAATTCTTCTTTTTTATTGACTGAAAAAGATTCAACAGGTAATATGTTAGTTATTTCTTCAATTAATACTTCTGTTTGAATTTTTAGTGTTTCGAATATTTCTTTTTTATTTTTATTACCTTTTAATCCTGAAATAAGTTTTTTGATTTCTGGACGATTTCCTAGAATTGTATTTTCTTTACAAATATCTTGTAATACATCTATGAATGGTTTGGGTATAGTTTTATTAGATGCAACGTTAAATAGTTGTTTTTTATGTATTCTTTCAATTACACGTTGATAATCAGCATAAGTATAACGTGTATTTACAATTTCATCCTTTATTTTTCCACTACGAATACAAACTCCATCAACAAATAGTAATGGTTTTCCAAAATGTGGATCCATCTCATCTGTATTAATACGTATAAAGAACTCTTGAATTGCAACATCTGATAATTCTTCACCTTCAGCAAAAATATTTTTATCAAATCTATCTAATAGTTCTTTTCTTGTTTCAAATGGAAACGAATACGTAGGATGTATTCTCTTCTCACCATGAAGATTTACATCAGAGATTTCTTTCATATTTTTACTAACTAAGTTAGACGAGTCTTTATCAAAATATTTTAAAACAGAGAATCCAGGTTCTAGTGTTTGATGGCAGCAACTTTGTCCTAATGGTACAGGTTCATATAATGTACTTGTTGCATTTTCACTACGAATAACAGAATCAATGTATTCCATAGTTTTTAAGGAATATAAGTAGTCTTTTTCACCCTTTTTAAGTGTTTTCTTATTTATAGATGATTCTCTAACTGTAAGTGTCTTTAAAGGAGGACGGAATTCATTCCATTCAGCATGTGTTATTTTAACCTTATCATCTAATTCGTTTTCTAATGCAAGTTTCTTTTCACTTACTAATTTTGAATAAATATCTTTTTCAAGAAGTTTGTCTATTTTTTCGTGTATTTTTTCGCGTAATTTAACTTTTCGTAATGAACTCCATATAGGAGAATTTGAATTTCTTAAATTTTCAAGGATACATACAAAGGTTGATACAGCGTTATCATTTGATTTATCTGTTAATGGATAACCCATAAAAGTAAGTTTGCATGATTTATGTGCTTTTGTAATTAATGGTATAGGGTTAGAAGTTTGACATAACAAAATAAATGAAGCAGTGATACTTAATATAGATTCAATATTAACAATCATATTGTATTTTTTTTTAAGAATAGAAGCGGGTGTTTTTGATACAATTTTAGAAGGTAAACTAGAAACCCAATCATTAAAATTTATAATATCGAGATCTGCGTGTATTTGTTTAATTAATGAAATATGAGTATTTTCTTTAAATTGAATCCCCATTAATGTTTGATATTCACGAACAATTGAAACTATATCTACAGTGGTTTCTGTATTTACTTTCCTTTTTTTGTTTGTATCTGATAAGATTGATTCAAGAATACTAACATATTCAAGTTGTTTTTTAAGTTCATTATCTGTTTTTTCTATTTGATCTTCTTCAAGAACTTCAGTCGTAGTTTGATATGCTCCTGATTGAGTAAATCCTTCTACGGTTTCAAATTCGTCTAATCCTATTTCTTGACCACAATTATTACATACAACAAAACCATTTACAGGAACACCATATTCTCTTACAAGATTGTCATAAATTTGTTTTTGTGTAGATTTGTTCTTTTTATCATAAAACTTAATAAAGTGTTCATGATGTTTACAAAATAATACCTTTTTGCCTACCTTTACATAAAGATTTCTAGGATTTTCATCTTCTTTTGCCGGTCTACTCCATTTTTGAATTAATTCTTGATATTTAGGATATTGTTTTTCAATGGGTAGTTTATGAATTTCCTTTTTAAAAGCATCTATTTTTTGATAAATTGGTCTATATAATTCGTCTTTTTCTGGATCATCTAGTATATCTTTTGTTTCTTTTTCACGTAAAGCAGTTAATTTAGCTACGTATTTTAAATATTCGATTGCTTTAAATTCGTGAATATCGATATCCTTTTTTAATTTCTCAGAAACATCTTGATTATCGTTCAAAAAATCAATTTGACTATTTAAAGATTCTATTTCTTCTCTAGTATTGTGATAATTTTTTAGTTTCTTAAAATCATCTTTATTTACACACACTTCTAATACCTTAGAATATACACAACGTTTAGGATCATCAAAATGTATTTTTTCTAACATTTCGAGTGTTTTTCCTTGGTTATTACAAAAATCAAGATTAGAATTAATTAAATGTCCTCCATCAATTTCATCTGTTTTTGTCCACATTATACTGCCTTGAATATTTTCACGTTTCCAGATTTCATTACCATTAACAGTTTCTAAAATTGCATATTGACCTTCTTTAACAAGTGTTGGTGTTTTTTTTTCATAAAATAATAATAAATCTTTATCAACGAAAATTTCTTTATTTGTATCATAATCCATATCTTCATATGTTTTGTATCGTTTAACAATACGTTTTTCAGGACATTTTCCAGCTTTACTATTAATAATGTTTTCTTTGATCTTTTCTATTTCTTTACGAGCACGTTCATATCCTGGTTTAATTACATCTAATTTTGATTTCAACATTCCTAATTGATAAAACAGTTCTGTTTTGTTTTTTTCAATTGTATTGAGTGCATTTAGTTTATAAAAATAGAGACCTTTATCGGAACGTGATAATAACCATCTTAATCTATTCATAGCCGAATCGCTTGGTTTACCATAATCGGGATATTCATCGTATACTTCGATATAACTAGATAACAATTTTCTAGATAACAAATTCATATCTTTATCCTTTTCAGATTTAGGTACAGGTTCTTTATAATTTTTACGAAAAGCAGTATATTCTGTTTGATATATATTTTTTTGTAATTCATTGTTGTAATCTAAAAATTTTCTTGCTATTCTCATAGATTCTTGTGTTAATTGTTTTGTATTTGAACCAAATTTAAGTAATAACATTTCTAGTTCTTCCAGAGTTTGGGCTGATTTTAAAACAGGATAGTTGACATAAAAAATGGTTTTATGGGATGGAATAATTTGTTCAAGAAATTGTTCAAATTCAAATGAATTAATAGGTTTATCAGGAAATTGAAATATAGTGTCTTCAAATACAAGACATGTATCATTTTCATCACGTTTTTGAAGTAATGTATTTTTTGTAATCATCAGTTTTTCATCTTTAAATGCTATTTTAAGTGTTTTATAAAGTTCTTTATCACCTTTACGTAAAGGTTCAATTTCATAATGATCTTCTGTAATATCTATAATTTTACCGGGTATTGTAACGATTTCATCTTGAACAGGTAAACATACGTTTATTGTATCCTCAAGTTCAAAAGATTCATTCAATACTACTCTTGGAGGTAAATCATCAATAAATTTCATTTGTTCACTATGGTGTAAAACTTGAAATAAGGGTGCATATCTATAAAATACTTCTTGGCGCGGTTCTTTTCTTAAGAGTCCTTGAATTGTAAAGGGATTATAAGAAACAATACCATCAATACCTGGAAATAAAATATCATCAACAAATCCACGAATGTTTAATTGTTCATTACCTACATATACTTTTGTTTTTTCATAAGGATTTACTAATGCTCTTGTTTTATCAGTAAGAGATAATTTATATCCATTGTCTGTTTCTCCATATTCAATACTAGGAGTTAAGTCTAGGATTTCACGTATTTCTTTTTGTAAATTGTAATTATTACGTTCAGGACCCTTTTTATATTTTTCATGAATATCGTTAATTACACCAACTGTTTCTTTAATATCAGGAACAATGATATTTTCACTGTTATCAACATCAATTTCACTAAGAATAGGTCCATCTTCTCCAACCGTTTCATGTAATATTTTTTTACCAAATAGAACAGGATTTAAGATAGAATCCTTAAAATTACCATCTTTAATTTGTTGTAAAAGAGGTTTATATTCAACACCTTTTTCTTTATGACCGCTTATTTCTCCATCTAGTAAAGTTGAATAATCATACTTTAATTTAGAAAAGCGTTTGATTGTTTTATTGATTGCTTGAATGGTTTCTGGTGTTTTTTGTTTATCGGATAGATTACGTATTAAATCTTCACGTAATTCGCGTTCTTGTTCTTCATCTGTTGCAATAATACGATTTTCAGGTAAATCAAGGATTTCTCTTAATTCAAAAACAGCGTCTTCGATTACTTCATAATCATCAATAATAAATTCGGTTTCTTCTATGATTTCTTCATCCATAATAGGTTGTTCTTCTTCCCCTTTTTCATCACTTTTTTTTTCTTCCATTACAGGAGATTCTTCTACCATGTCTTCTTCCATTACCGGTAATTCATCTTTAGATGATAGTGAATCTAAAGGATCTGCTTCCATATCGATTTCTGGTTCAGGTTCATAATCAGACATATCAAGAGAATCAAGGATTGGTAATTCATCTTCTCCCGAAGGTTTTAATTCATCAATTTCTATATCTATTGGATTTTCTTTGTTGCCTTCCATAAATGAATATATGATACTAGTAGATTTTTTATTCTACTTTAAGTTCTTTCACATTTTTCTTCTTAATTTAAAGGGTAATACTATGATGTATATATCAGGCTTTTTTACTTCACTTGTTCACCATGATTTTTGAAAATACATACACTCTCCGAATGGTTCCAGAAACTATTCCTCCAAATGCTACTTTAGATGTTCTTAAAGAGCATTTCAATAAGAAAGGTATTTATGTTCGTCTCTATACAGATATGAATTTGGTTCTGTTAAAATATAAGCGTAAATTTTGTGATATTACAGATAATGATGTTAGACGTTGTCGTGGACTTATTCTAGACCATACTACATATCAACCGGTATGTGTTCCTCCAGGAAAATCAATTTCTTTTGAAGATTTTACTCAACAAGAGGATTTTCAGGAAGAAAATGTTCGTTATGAAGAATTCTTGGATGGAACTATGATGAATCTATTTTATTATGAATCGGACAAATATACTGGATGGTTGATTAGTACAAGAAGTTGTATTGGAGCTAATTGCAAATGGTATAGTAATCGTGAATTTAAAGATCTATTTAATGAATCTATTAATTTTACCTATGACGTATTTGATAAAAATGTGAGTTATACATTTGTTTTACAACATCCTGAAAATAGAATTGTAAAAA